CTGGAGAGCATTCAGGATGTTCTGGGCCGTTACTTCAAGGGACGGGGGAGCAACCAGCCGCACCGAGGGGATGATGATGGGCTGGCCATCAAGATCCGTCTGGGCAGCCAGGACAGCATACGCTGTCTGCAGGCCCTGGATCGTCAGACGAGGATTGCCCGTAACGATGTTGTTGTGGCCCGCCGTGAACAATGTGGCATGAGGCCCGTTGCTGTCACAGATCATGGTGGTTGCCAATTGCTCCTGAGTGCGACGAACCGCAAGAGCCATCAGGCGAGGACGCTGCATGAAGGCATTCAGGTCATCATTCGTCAGAAGCTCAAATGACAGAGAGAAACGCCGACCGTACTTGCTCACAGCAACGCTGTAAGCAGTTTCGGTGAAGCTTGTCTCCGGGTAGGGAGCTTGCTCTTTGACAACGCTGAGCAGCCCCTGGCCACCGTCCAAGGTATACATGTGCAAGGAACGGAAGTCTTTCGCCTTGACCACACGGCACCAATTTTGAAAGGTCGTCGGCCACGCCGTATAGTTGCCAAGCAACATACGGTACATGACATCGCCCATCAGATTGGGGAAGTCGGAAGTCGTCATGGCTTCCTTGAAGAAGTAGATATCCTTCTTCCCGCTTGCGCATTGTCCAATCAGGTGGGCAGCTTCAACAACTCTCCGCTCCCAGTCCTTATTGACAACACGCTTGCCGATCACGCCGTAGCCTTTCAGCTCTCTGCGATCAGCTTCGTACATGGCTTCCATCTGTTCCTTGACTCGGGGGTCAACGACAGGGGCCATGATCTTATCGGCAATGCGCTTGGATTCCTGCTGAATCTCGGCCATTCTGGCCTCAAGTGTGTGTTTGATTCCGAACATTCGTTGGCCTCCTTAGTATCCGACTTGGGCGTTGATAGTTGCCGTTGAGCCAGAGCCAACGGTTCCACGGGCATATCCCCAGCGGACACCCGTGTTGTCTTTGTCGATCTTGGGTGTGTGTCCTGAGTTGTAATACAGGATGTCACCCTCAGCTACAGCGGAGTTACCCCCACTGTTGACCCCCTTGACGCTCACCGAAAAAACACCGTCAAGGTAGATCGGGGCTTGATTGTTGCTGTCAGCGTCTATGGCACAGACGCCAGGGATCTGTCCGATGCAAGCTGGATCACCGGACTTTGCGGAGGCAAGGACCGTGCCGGTCGTGGTTTTGCCAGTACCGGCTTCAACTCTGTTCTTTGCCATTAGTTGGCTCCTTTCACAGCGACTTCAGCCGCTTGTTTGGACATACCGGGAAGATCCGCAAACACATCCACCGATTCCTTCACTTCGGCCTCGGTGAACTCTGCGGTTGCTCTCTCCCGGCCCATCCCGGTGATGGAGCCGGTGATACCTTCCGTGAAGTCTGCGACGACACCCTTGACGAACTCAGGGTCAACCTTTCCTTCCTTCATGGTCGGATTGGCGCAAGCTCTACGGAGCAAGTTGTCACTGAATCGGATACCTGCCGTCTTCAGAACTTTGCTGGCTTCAGTGAAGGCAGCCTCTGTGTTAGCTGCGTCCTGATCTGCCTTGGCTCTGGCAGACTCGCGGGCCTTCAGTGCAGCATTCTCATCCTGCATTGCTTTGATCTCTTCAGGGGTCATGTTGTTCTCCTTTACTGTTGAAGTAGTGGCTGCGCCAGCGGACTCTTGAGCCTGTACGACTGGCGCGCCTTTCGCACCGGCCCGTGTTACGAAATCTGCCGAGGTGAAGGGGCTCTTGATGAACTCCTTCGCAATCCTCGTCTGTTTGCCATCAATCATGCCCTCGGTGAACTTGATGGGAGTATTGATGCTGATGCCGATATAGGCACCTTTCTCTTGCACCTGGGTGGCATAGTCAGAGAAAACCTTAGCCTTGGAGTAGAGGCCAGGACCCTTCGGGCCATTCTCCTGATACTGGGCGTCCTCGGTTAGCACGGCTGCCAGATCACTCAGATTACCCTCAGCCCTCTCCTGGAGCTGAGACTCAGTGGCATGATTCCAGTACATGTGAGTACCCTTGCCGAATGCTTTAGGGCCAGAAGCTGCAATCATCTCCTTACCATAGAAGGCCATCGACCCTTGGCCGGGGCCGATGATCTTGACCGGGATCGTGGTTGCTTTGCCGGTGATTGCAGCTTCCTTCGCCCCAACCGTCATAAACTCAACGAATTGGGGTACATCCATACAGAACTCAATGGACTCATTCACCATCAACTCATCTGGGCCCAATGTAGTCACTACATTAGATTCCTGGTCTGAGGCTGGGACGGCGTAACCCTTTCTTTTGGCAATTCGCAGGATATTTGCCTTAAGAGTCGCTGAGTCGTAGTTATCCGACCCTGCCCGACCAATAGATTTGAGAGCATCTTCCACATCTTCAGGTGCCAGGATTGGAAAACTCCGATGTTTGCCCGCAAAGTCTTTTGCATCTGCCTTATCCCTCGTCGCTTTGGAGATATAACGTTCGGTGACTTCCTCACAATCAGCTGGGATATCTGTGTGGAATATCATGGACTCCGCACCAGCCTCAGACTGTGAAGAGTCCACATAAGCCACATGGACCTTCTTAGATGCTGTGCCCAGGCTCACCTTGGACTTCCCGGCTGCTGTGTCATGTTCCACACTGTAGGGCCGCTTCAGGAGCTGACCCTGATGAGAGTAGATGACATGGTTAGGGAAGACATCCCGAATGTAGGGGGATGAGGAATAGTAGTCCGTAGTGCTGCCATGAGCTGCCCTGATCGCATCATGAAGCTGCGATCTCAGATCATCATGGCTCTGGGACATCGGCAGGGCTGCCTCCCAGATCCTGGCCGACTCGTAAGCACTGGCCCAGATCGGGCTGGCGCAGTCCGCTCCCATATCCGAGGACATATCATGGATGCCCTGGACCTTTTCCATATTGGCAGCCGAAATGGACTTACCAGCCTCTGATGTAGTGACTACATTCTTGCGTCTCCAGAGCATTTGATCTCCTTTTGGCCAACAAAAAAGGCTCACCTGACCCCCTTGCAAGGAGAGGTGAGCCTTCTTGTGCTGTTGGTAGCTTCCCGGTAGCGAGCCGGTTGGCTAAATCTAATTAACCGTTATCAGTTGTGGTGGACGAATCAGGTCCACCCTTCTTTGCCTTTATCAGGGCCGCATCACCAAGCTCTTTGGTGCCTTGGGCCCTCATCTCGTCATACTTCATGATGTCTGCAGGATCTTTGAAACCCTGCAGCACATCGCCAGGGTACATATCGTCCAGAAGTCCCTGGGCATTCTCAATGCCCATAGCCTCAAGCAGGAACTTGCAGACAACCTTACGATTAGGAATGATACCTTCTGCACTGCTGCCACCAAGAGTTACAGCCTGAACCACAGCCCGAACACGATCAACGATGCTGCGTTCGGTGATCTTGGGAAACTTGACAGTAAAGACCGTGGACTTGCCCTTTGGTGATGTAGTGACTACATTGATGCTCGTGTCACCGGCAAAGTCGTTATATTTGACTACGGCAGTGTAGCCAGCTGCCCGGAGTTTACCCTCAGGGGCAATGGCTGAACACGTGATAGCGTACTTGCCCATTTGGTTCATGACGCCAGACCACATGGTCTGACGACTAATCATTTTTAGCTCAGTAGGCCGATCCAGGGTCTCTGAAGTAGCAAAGTTGCCAACATCGCTATCACCAAAGAAATGTTCAGGGGTATCAGTACCAGCAGCAACCATGCTGCGCAAAGCTCTAGCCTCGTCGGGCCCTGTAGTGGAATGCGCCGTCTTAACAGCACTAATGTCAACGCCGCCAGAAGACAGGAAGACACTAGCAATGTTGGTCGGAGGATTATTGTCAACTGCATTAGATGTCCCATCTACTGCCGTCTGCATCTTTGACTTCGATGCGGCCACACCTCTCTTGCCTGCTTGGCGACTAATCTTCATAGCCACCCTGGCATATGCAGCCAGGATAGTGGCAAAGTTCTCCAGGATCTTCTTGTAGGCTGTGGCCCAGGCCAGAGCGGAGAACAGCTCTGGCATACCGAACTTCATGACCGATAGGCCACCAGTCTTGACATGAATGATGCGAACATCCCACTGTACCTTTGCTTGGCCAACTGTGGGAGTCTTAAAGACAGGGTTGTAATTGATATCGGGGAATACAACCTCACCAGTCTGGCCAGCATCTCTGATTAAGCCAGTCCCGAGTAGGGACTGAGTTGCATCCTTGTGGATGGCCTTACGATAAAACCAGGGCTCCTTGGAGTCCTCTGGATTATGGATGATATCGATAATGTGCTCCGGTGGGATGACCCGGACCCGCACAGCCCCTGTGACTCGATTGACAAACAGAGCAAAGAAGGTATTGCCATCAATGCGTTGCTCTCGCTCACGCTCTACCCACGCTGGGCCTATGACTTTGGCATTATCCTCGCTATCAAAGAAGTCACTCAGGACTTCTGCCACCTCTGGGCTGTTAGCATCAGACTCAATCTTGCAGCCCGCGCCCCATACATACAGCTCTTGAACAGTAACCGCCCGCTTAATAAGAGGATTGGCCAGATACATCAGTCTGGCCAGGGTCATCATCTTGCGGAGTCCATTAAGAGAGAAGTTCCAGATACCTCCCTGGGTCATCTCTCGCCAGCCAATATCCTCAACTCCTAGTTCAAGATCGACTAGGGATTCTTTCACCAGCTGTGCTATTTCGGCCTCTTCCTGGGCCCGCTCGGCTATAAGGAGCGCATCCTCAACTGCACGAGCATTCTGCTCAAGCTTCAGCGTGATAGCGTCGCCTCCCATCCGAAGGCCAGTGAGTCGATCTTGAATTTTGTCTAGGAGTTTCATGGTTACACCGTAATGTGTTCGATGTGGAACACGTCCCCGTGAATCGAAAGGTTCTCTTTCGGATTGAAGGCATGCCAGCTAGGCTCGCCTTCCTCAGCTCGGGAAGCATGCTTTACAATCAAGTCCTCGGCCTTTGCAGCCTCCGTAGCCTCGGCTTGTCCCTTACGTTTCCGTGGCTTTGCGGCCTCGGTTGGCTGGGCACCAAAAGGCATAGCAAGAACCTCTGTGTTCTTGCCTACTTCCTTGATCTTGAACTCAGAAATAACACCGTCCTGGTTAACTCTGATTCGATCACCGGCAGTGAGTCTCGTTCGTTCGTATTTGGCCATTATCTCCTCCTTTCCGCAATGTAGTGACTACATTGCTATTGTTTGTTCGGTGGATTGCTGAAAGCTGAGAAGAGCGAAGTCAATGTTGAGCCTATGATTGCTCCAGTCACAGGATCAATGTGGGCAGCCAGATACTGACCCAAGGCAGGTACAGCTATAGACAGCACTGACGGGACTGCCGCCCCCAGTGCTGCATGGCCTACAGCCAGCCCTAATGCTTTCCAATTCATACTTATTCTCCTTTTCTGAAGAACAGATTGGCACCTCTCTCCCCTAATAGGCCAACAATCCCTATCAGGGCTGCCCCACCGATGGTCTTAATAGACTTGATATCGTCCACAATACCCATCACCTCAACTTCCAAGGCTGTAACCCGGTGTTCGATCTCGATATTACGACTCTTGATCTGATCCTGGGCGTACAAATAGGCTCCGGTGCTAATAAGGAAAGCGCAAAGAAGGAGAAGGAGTAAACCTCTGACCTTACATCCGGGTATAGGCATCCATTGCCCTCCTGTAATGTAGTGACTACATTCTTAGAACACAGGTGCCATTCTAAATGCAAGAAAAATCAGTACCTGCTGATAATTTCATCTTCACCCAGCTCGAAGATATCCTCAAATTCTTGAGGATCATCGGCTATGGAGTCTTCAAAGGCCACGACATAGCGAAGTTCGTCCAGTCCATGGTTGTCCTTGTCAACCGGAAGCTCATCTTTCTTAGTGTTATGCTCCCTCATCTTTTCCTTCTCGGGCCAAACATAACACTCCATCTCCTCCTCGGTGCAGGTCGGGAGGCCTGCTTCCTTGAGGGATTGGTCTACCTTATAGAGGGAATCACGGACAAATAAGATGCCGGGGCCCTCAGGACACCAGTCCTTCTTGAGTCGGGCCTGGACAGCTTCCACACCACGCTGGATAGCCTTATAGGCGGGTAGCGTCAGGAAGCCACTGTGGCGCTCAAAGGTCTTGCGGTCTTCTGCGTCATGATCGGCCAGGATGGCTGATGGAACATACAGGCCTCGGGCCTGCTCCTTCATGAAGCGGGCAGCATCTTCAGTCAGAGTCTCCGTATGGTAGAACTGGGCATTACGGATGATCTGATTAGTCTTTGGATTGATGATGTAGTCACTGATTGAGGTTGGATGAACGTATCCGAAGTCGATACCCCAGACATGCCGCCATTCGCGATGATTCTTTGGTAGGTCCGCTCTATTAATAAGGTGAATATTGGGATCGTAGGATTCATAAACGAGTCCCTCAGCCGCTGCCCACTGGCCTTTATAGAGACGGGCAAGTCGATGTCCGGTAAGGTTGGCGAGCTTTCCGAAGTACTTCTGTCCGAGGAGCGTTGGCCTGTTCTTCTTAATATCCCAGTATTTAGGGTTGTCCTGGTGCTTGGACAACAACATAACGGTTTTACCATTATCGCACCTCTTCTTGAGCCAATGGTTAGGGAATGATGGGTTACAGTCGGCCATGAGCTGTTGATAGGGGATGACACCATGCCGAAGCAAGCCAGTCAGCATTTCCCAATCATTCTCTGTCAGCTCGGTAGCTTCCTGGACGTAGATGAAGTCCCACTCGGAAGACTGCAGCTTCTGAGGCTCATCCAGGCCAGCATAGGCCAGCATGCTGGTGTTGGGGTACATGAAGTGCTGCTCTTGCTTATGCTGCTGGACTTTATCCTCAGGCTTGAGGACAAAGCGCTTGTACATATCAATGCAGCTGTCCGTCATGCTCTGACGAGTCTTGCGGCACATCAGGCCTTTGCTGCCTTTGTGCTTGGACAGCATCAGATGTGCTTTGTGGATGCAGCCTAGGGATTTACCTGTACCCTTGGGACCGGCCAGCAGTACCTCGTCATCCTGATGGTGGAAGAGATCACGGGCAGCTCCATGTGGCTCATAAACGTAGACTTTGCCCATGGCCTTCATGAGCTTAGGATTCAGAGGGGGCATGCTTATACCTTGCTCAGGTCTATGCCTTCATATCGGCGGATGGCGGTCACATCGGCCTCGATCTTTGTTGGAGCATCTAAGCCGTTCAGGCGAGAGCGCCGATCCTCGATGCTCAAGATCAGCCTTGCATATTCAGCATCAGGCGGCACCTCCACCACACGCTGCTCTCTGGTCTGACGGTCAACAACCACTACCGTACGGGGCTCTGTAGCCAGGGGTGTGAAGGTCTTTAACAGCTGGTCCAGCCGTTGATTCTGGAGCAACCGCTCTTGCTCAGTCGTGAGCTTGTATTCCTCGATGGTCTCATTCAGTACGAAGTTAAGATCCTCAGAGACCAGCTTAATGCTTATACCCAGCCTGTCCGCTATCTCCTTATGGGTATAACCATCTCGCTTCAGCTCAACAACTTGATACCGCCGCTCGATAACCTGCACAGCTTTGGCTTGAGCTAGCAGGGCTCGGCGCTTCTTATTATCCGCTGTGTTGTACTTCCTGAAGTTTTCATTGGTTTTCTGTGTCTTGGCCATGGTACATAATGTAGTCACTACATTCCTGGAATCAAGCCAAAAGGAGTAAATGATGCTAACCATACCTCAGCTCAACAACTTACGAGCTGCAGCAGGAGCAGCTAGGCAGTGTTGGCTGCAGACCAAAATACCCATGGAACTAATCCTGGCCCAGTGGGCCTTAGAATCCGGCTGGGGCTCTCATGCCCCAGGTAACAACTGCTTTGGCATCAAAGAATACCCTGGCTGCCTGGGCAGACAGCTGCTCCGCACCCGTGAGTATTTCACTCTAGAGGAAAAAGGGAAGTGGTTAACCGCTAAGGAGGGTCGGACTGCTGATCTTGAAGACGCGACCGTCACAGCAGGAAGACAGCGCTACATCTGCCAAGACTGGTTCGCAACCTTCCCCTCCCTAGCGTACTGCTTCATGAAGAGAGCCGGTCTTTTCCATCTTGGAGATTACCGACCATTTACCCAGAAGTACTTGATTGACTTGAATTTCGCCGCCCTCGTCCAAGGCGTTGCCCCAATATACGCAACAGATCCCAACTATGCAAAGGAGATTCTGTCTATTGTGTCAATGCCAGAGCTGCAGGCTGCTATAAAGGAGGCCCAAAATGCTTAAGATCGAACACTACATCCACCATGTTGGGGATCGGCCAGCCATAATGGCTGAAATTCAGCGATTATCTGAGGAATACCCCGACTCTGCCTTGGACACCATGAGGGGCCCAGCCTGGAGCAGTCCAAAGATTATCGTGGATACCTATGGGAGCTATAGACTCTGCAAATTCGTTAGGGATGTCATGGGTCTGACAATAGTTGAGGCCTGGGCTAATGTGCTGCAGCATGGCGGCAGCATCGGTGAGCACAACCACGAGAGCAAGAACAGGATAACTATTGCGGGTGTCTACTACCTAACTGGTGGGGAGATCTATATTGAGAATATCGGCAGTCTCAATTTGAAGGCTGGTCAAATTGTGGTATTCCCCGGCAATTTGAACCATTTTGTCCCAAAATACATAGGCCACAATCCGCGTGTGACTGTGGCCTTCAATGCCGTCTGAGAACCCCGGAAGGGACTCGAACCCTTGACCAACCGATTAGAAATCGGCTGCTCTGACCAACTGAGCTACCGGGGCGCTATAAACGTATTCCCCTCGCTCCCCCGTCAGCCTCCTAGCACTCGGCTGCCTGCTCGGGGTAAGGATAGGGTACCGGAGCGTTTGGACAGGTCAGGTCCATCTCAGTTGTAAAATCTTTTTACATTGTATTTTCAACAACTTATGATACAACAATGTAGTCACTACAATGACAAAATCTCAGAAAGGAGCCTTCTCTATGCGATAGACAATTACTCCAATTTCGCCAAAACTACACATTAAGGGAATGGCCCCGGTCCTAAGCCGGGGCCTTTGACTTTTAGGAGGTAAAATGAGTGTGAAACTGAGTATGAAGAGTCGTGTGATCCTGATTTCTTATATCACCCTGGCCCT